TGCCCATCTACGGTTCCTGATATATCATAGGAGTCACAACCAAATGCTCCCATGTGTTCATTACCAGGATACTTTACTCCATTTTTCAGTACCACTCTATTTTGTAATCCAGATTTAGGTACCCAACTAACTTTAAATCTACCCTTTGGATCTGGATAAAATATAACTTGAGAATCTTTAACTCCATTCACCCATTGAAAATTACCTTTTGTAATTCCTAAGGTTCTTGACATCTCTTCGTTGTAATCTATCTGCTCGTATAACTTTACTAAGTTAAATATACTGTTTTTCGTTTCATCTCTAAACGCATGTTCTTCAGTTCTTGGGAACTGTCTATAGAATTCGTTTAAGGCATCTTGATCATCTTTTAAACCATCAGCTTCGTTCTGCCAATTGTCTACAACACCAACATCTATTAATTCGCCGTCT